CGCCTGGTCGAGGGCGTGGCATCGACGGTGCGCAGGTTCAGCGCGACCCTGGATGAGCGGGACGCCCTGCGCGCCCGCCTCGCCGAGCTGGAGGCGCAGCAGCAGCCGCGTGTCATCGCCGACCCCGAAGAGCTGTCGGCACTGCCGGGTGGTGCTCTCGTGCACGACGGGACCGCGGTCTTCGATCACCTCGGCGCCGGGTGGTGGGTCACGACCGGCAGCGCCGACCCGATCCATAGCGAGGCCATCCTCGAGGCCGAGCCGGACGGGACATGCGGGTGCACGGTCATCGTCCTGCGGACGCCCCGGCAGGAAGGACAGGCCGATGCCTGAGCGGATCTCCGACCACATCCTCGTCCGCGTGGCGCGGCCCGATGGCGGCTACGACGACCGGATCGAGTGCGTCGCGCCCGAGACCTGCGAGGGCTGGCAGGAGTGCTGCGAGCGGCACGAAGTCGACGGTCACAATGCTGACGTTGGGCCGTACGACTGTGACACCGACGTGCCGTGGTTCGACGAGGAGGAGTTCAAGTTCCACGGCGTGATCCACACCTACCGCTACCCACACGGTTGGACGGTCCCGTTCCAGGGCTGCATCGTGGCCCATCACCACCGGTGTTGGGGCTCCGACGTGGACGGCATCGACGAGACCACGCCACCCGGCCGGTACCCCATCCGCGCTGAGTGGGATGACGACGAGTGCATCCTCTCGCTCGCCGATCAGGCGGTGGCCGATGCCTGACCGCTACCTGCGCGCCACCCGGCGCCCCCACGACTACGCCGAGACCATCCCGTCCCGCCGCGCCCAGGAGGCCATCGCGCGGGCCGACCGAGAGGACCACCGCCGTGCCTGATGTCCGTACCGAGACGCGTGTCGCGGCCCTGCAGATCCCCGTCGAACTGCTGCGTGGGCTGGACGTCCTCGACCGCGAGATTCGAGGCGGGAAGTTCGCGGCGGCACGCGAATCCGTGCGAATGCTGCGCGATCTGGTGCATGTCCAGGAGCGCGCGATCAGGAAGCTGCTGAGCGAGGCGACCCGATGAGCGCGGGTCAGCTGTCGCTGTTCACGGTGCCCGGCGAGGTCACCGTGGACCTCGCGCCAGACGGTGAGCGCTGGATGGTGCAGATCCCTGGTTGGTCGGTGATGTTTCTCGGTCGTCGCATCTGGCCGACCGAGCGCGCTGTCCGCGCGGAGGTGGGGAAGCTCATCGCCTACAGGGAGGCGCTGCGCGGTGAGGACAGGCGGCGGTGAGCGGCGTCCGGTACCCGTTCACCCCGGCCGAGTTGGCGTTGCTGCGGTGGCGCGTCGATGACATCGGGCCTTTCCTCGCTGAAGGGGAGTACGCGGTGGAGGGCTGGCGGCGCAGCGAAGGCTGTGGCGGTGGCCACGGCTTCCACTACGAGCACACCAAGACCGCGCTGGTCGGTCGCCGGTGTGAGTGGCTGGAAGACGCCTGGTACCCGGACGGGCGGGTGCGGCGGTGGCGGGACGGTCGAGTCCTGTGGGAGGCCCGCATCACCTACAAGCGGCTGCTGGCGTGGCGGGAGTCGTTGCCGTTCCCGGTGATCCACGCCGCCCGCGTGTGGTGGCGGACCGCGCCGGTGTGGACCCGCGACCTGCCCCGCCTGAAAGCGCTCACGCTGCAACAGCTGGACGCGCTCGAACCCCCGCCCACCGCGCCAGCTGATCTGCTCGACCTACTGGAGGCCGCTGATGTCCGTTGATCGCCGACACCCGCCGAAAGATGCTCGCGCGGCGAAGAGCGCGCGAGCGCTTGCCCGCTATCTCGGTCTCCAGCCCAGGAACCCGCGATTCGACGTGTGCGACTGCGGCCACTACCGCGGCGAGCACGAGCGGGGCGGCCGGGGGCGTTGCCGCGAAGACGACTCGTACGGGGTTCGCTGCGCGTGCCCGTCGTACGAGCCGTGGATCGACCCCGACAATGAGGAGGGCGGGTGGTGATCGAGCATCCGCCCGCGGTGTGCTGTGCGTTCTTCCTGCGCGTCCCGGTCGAAGAGGTGCCGGGCCGGTACCGCTACATCCGCCTGCACGTCGAGAGCTGGCGGGAGGACGGCTATCTGGAGACACCGCACCCGCCCGCGGTCGGGGACCGGATCGCCCTCACCGATCAGCTCGCGGGCATTGACGGCGTGTTCGTCGTGCTACGCCGGGAGTGGTTCCACACCGCCTACGAATCCCCGATGTGGCCTGCGGGGACGGGTGCGCCTAAGCGGGGGCCGCTGCTGGAGATCGTGGTGGAGGCCGCGACCAGCGAGCTGCTGGCCGACGAACTCAACTGGGCAGACGAGGCGGAGGATCACACGCAGGTGTAGCCGTGCGACTGCGGCCACCGCCAGCGAATGGGGTGGCCGCAGTCGTTACGGGTCAGACGAACATCGCGGTGCGTTCCTCGGCCGGGGTGATCTTCTCCAGCGCGACCGGGATGCTCAAGGACAACAACAACGCAAGCCCGGTGCCGTTCGCCAGCGTGGCAGTGACCAGGCGGGGCCGCGAGTCTTCCATGAACCGTGCCAGCTCGCCCTCAAGCGCGAGACCGCCCACGCCATCGAGCAGGAATTTCGTTCCGCCGTAGTGCAGCCAGTAACTCGTTTCCACCCGTGTTCCTCCTCTGATAGGCCCCGACCGAGCGCGATCCTATCCGCGAGCGCCGACACGCCTGGTGGAAGCGTTGAGCGGGCGGGGGACACGCTGAGTGTCTAGTCCCCTCAACGAGTTCGGCCCCACCAGCGTGTCTGCTGGTGGGGCCGCGCCTGTGTCACTGGGCGGTCTTCACCTCGGTGATGGTGCCGCCGCCCTTCTCCTGCAACTTGATCCTCGCCTCCGTCACCGTCAGGAACGGACCGATCTTCTCCCCGGTGACCGTGGTGACCAGATAGCCGGCCACCTTCCTCACCGAGGATCGTGCGCCGCCGCCGCAGCAACTTCCCATCAGATGACCGCCTTCCGTCGTGCGTGCTGTTCCCGGATCACGTCGGCGAGGATCCGCCGCCGCCTGCTCGCCGATGCCACCAGTTCCCGCGCGGTACGGGCGCGGTCGAGCGCCGCCTGTCGTTCGGCGTAGGCGGCGACCGCGCGCTGAGCCACGTCATCCAGGACCGCGGAATCCACGACCGGGCGGGATTGGCGGGGGGAGAACGACGCCACCAACGCCAGATCCCCGTCCCGGTCCCTGCGGCGGGACAAGATCGGGAAACCGGGTGTGTTCACGGCGTGGGCGGCAATCAGCTCGGGCCGCCCGCCGACGCGTTCCCAATGCCCGGAATGCGGGGCGCCCAGGGCTTGGCGGACCATGTCCTCGCTGGCGTGCGGGTTGACCGCGCCCGACACCCAGATACCGATGTCGTTCTCACCGGCGCGGACGAAAGCCCACGCTGTCGCCACGTTGTCGTAGTGGTCGAGAGCGGCGCGCATCCCGTTGCCGGCGGGGGCGTGGCCACCGCCCACGGTGAGGCGGCCGACGCGCAGGATCTCGCCGTTGTCGAGGTAGACGTGGGACTGGTGGAACTCTGCGTAGCCGGAGTGCGACCGGTAGGGGGTGACGGTCCGGTTGCGGTAGCCCATGTGCTGGGTGTCCCAGGTGGCGAGGTAGCCGACCACGCGGCCCTCGCTGGTGAGGTGGATCGGGGTGGGTTCGTCCAGTCCGGGATCGGTGAACCAGTCGGCGGGGAACGTGTCGGGCTTGACCGTCATGCCGGCGGTGAGGGCGGGCATAGTGGTGTCGTCGGTGGTGTCGCCCAAGATCATGTGCGCGTCCCGGAACTCGGGCACGCTGACGAGGGTCGCGGCGACGACCTCGGCGACGTCGATGCGCATCACCACCTGCGCGCCGTCCATCATCATCTGCTCGGCGGTCTCGGGAGTGACGGGATTGCCGGAGGGGTCGGACAGCACCTCGGCGCGGGCGACCAGTTCGACAGACGGGCGGGTCACACCGGCCTCGATCTGCTGGATCGCCTCATCGGCTTCCGGGCTGTCGAGCATCCTGCCGGTGCCCCACACCGCGCCGTCGCGTTCCTCGATGGTCTCAAGGACACCGACCGTGTACGCGCCATCATGGCCCGGGTCGGCGGTCTTCTGCCATTTGAGGGCGAGGGGCAGCGCGCTGTCCACGAGCTGCACGTTGTTGGCGAGCATCCAGCCTTGGGAGCGGCCGGGCACGCCGGTGGGGATGATCATGGCCTCGAATCTGCGTGCCATTGTGGTGCCTCCTGCGGGTGGTGATGCTGACGCTACTCGAGCCGGTGCCTGCACCTGCGCGGGGACGATGGTGACGATGCACCGGCAGCCCATCACCTCATCGGGTGGGCCGGACGGGTCGCCGGGCCGGTCGAGACTCGCTGTCCCGACCTCGAACCTCGCGGAGAGCGGGACGCGTTGCCGGTCGGCGGCGCGATGGGTGGGGCGGGTGCGGTCGTCATGCAGGCACCACCACACCTTGTCGAACTGGGCGCCGGTCTCCCGGGACTCGATGGCCGCCAACTCGATCCGGGACGCGTTGAACACCGCCACCGCCTCATGCCGGCCCAACTCGTCCGCGGCAGCGCCCCATTCGGTCGGGGACAGCACGCGGGCGACAGCCTCCCGAGCGCCGGTGACCGTGGCGGCGTTGCGGATGGCGGTGCGGACACGGCCGAGCGCACGCCCCGGCACGGCGGCCATCCGCTGCCGCACCCCCGTCAGGTAGCGGTCCCGCCAGGCGTTCGCCTTCTCCCGCGCCCCACCCAGCAGCCGGTCCACCAGGCCCGCGAATCCGGCCATGAACCGGGTTTCCAAGATCCTGTCCCAGACGGTGGCGGCGGTGCGGGTGATCGCGTCCGCGTCCGGCGGTACCGGGCCCGGATCGCTGGCGGCGGCGGTGAACACCGGCAGGACCGCATCGAGGGCGACGGGCAGCCACTCAGCCAACGCGGCCGTGGTGAGCGCGGCCACCTCCTGCTCCAGAGTCAGGACCGCGAGGAAGTCAGCGCGCGTGCTCATGTGAGCACCTGCCGCACCACAGCGACCGGCACCACCGGCCTCGACTGCGACGTCAGCGCCGCGCGGGATATCTCGGTGACGGCGGCGGCCAGGCGGGCACGATTGATGCCGAGCTGCACGCACAGCTCCTCGTCCAGCACCTCATCCCAGCCGGTGATGAGACGGTCGATATCGGCTGCCGCGCACCGCAAATGCAAGTGCGTGTCTCGGGCGGGGACATCACGCAGGCGTCCCTGATCCTGGCGTGTGCGCCTGCGTTTGCCGGCCAGCCGCAACGCTTCGTTGACCGACATGCGCACAACCGTGGCTGCCGCGGCCTCGCGGGTGTCGGGTTGGCGGCTGGTGTCGATCGCGGGTGGTTCGGGTGGCGGCCCCGATGTAGGCGGGGCGGGTGCGAGTTCGGGCAGGTCGGAGAGTGCGGGGACGAGCGTGCGGAGGACGGGGGCGAGGGTGGGCAGCAGTTCGGGCTTGCGGCGGATGGTGTCGGTGGCCCAGTCGCGCCAGCCGTCGCGGGTGGACAGGTCGTAGCCGTCGGTGTCTTGGGACAGGCCGAGCTGCTGGAGGTAGGTGGTGGGGCGGGCGACGCCGTCCATGAATGCTTGCCGGGTCTTCTCCACGCCATCGGGTTCGGCGTCGACGTCGCTGGTGTCGTACCAGACGACGACGTCGCTGCCGGGCGGGAGGAGGGGGCGCAGGAGTTGGGTGGTGAAGGCGTCGCAGATGACTTCCATTTCGGGGGCTGCGTGCCAGCGCACGCCTTCCTCCTCGACACCGGCCAGCGACCAGTGGTTGAGGTCGGCGAGTCCGAGCAGTACCTCGGGTGGCATGTCCAAGGTCATCGCGAGGCGGCGGACGGCTTTCTCGAGCGCGGCCAGTGCCTTCTCCGACACTTCGCTGTCGAACTTGATGTGGCGGATCTTGTCGACGTACTCGCCTGCCACGGTGATGATGATCGGCACCAGCGCCTCCGCGGAGGACGGGTCTTCGATCGCCTTGCTCATGGCGGCCTGCAGGGCTTGGCGTAGCTCTCCGGCGGAGACGAATCGGCCCGCGGCCGGTGGTGGGGGCGGCAGGTTGGGGGCGTCGGGTGATTCGCCGCGTGGGGGTTCGGTGGTGGGCATGGAGATTTCGCGGGGCAGCACGAGCACGCCGTTGCCGGCCTGCCGGGATTTGCCTGCCGCCTCCACGTTCTGGGTCATGCGGACGATCTGCCGCAGGATCGGCAGGGCGGCCTTGACCGGGGACCAGGGCAGCACGGAGCGGCGGGGGTCGCGTCGCCAGATCCTCGACAGGGTGTCGGTGTCGGGCTGGACCTCGTACTTGGTGCCGTCCTCGAGCTCGAGTTCGACCTTGTCGCCGCGGGTCTTCACCTCGTCGCGGGACAGGATGTGCCACTGTTCTTCGCCGCCGGGGTAGATGATCGCCAGCCATGCCTCCCCGGGGATCATCATCAGCGGGGCCAGCCGGGACAGCAGCTGTGATTGGCCGGTGGCGCCGCCGGCGATGGCGCGGACGATCTGCTTGGCGAGTTCGTTGTCCGTGCTGCCGGTTGGTTTGCCGGTCTCGGGGTCGAGGTCGGAGGCGACGAGCCGGAAGCGGGACAGCAGCGCGGTTTTCCACAGCAGCGCAAAAGACAGTTCGCCGACCAGGTCGAGCATGTCCCACGCTTCGGCCTGCCAGTCCCCGCGCGCCCCGTTGGCGGGTTTGGTGATCTTGCCCCACCGGTCGGGCGGTACGGGGGCGGCGGCGGCCGACAGCGCGGGAAGGGCCGGCGCCTCCGTGTCGGTGGTGCCGGTCTTTCGTTTACGCCAGATGATCGCCATCGCGCGGCACCGTAGAGGCCGGGGGTGCAGCGCGGCGGCGGGTTATCGGGGGTGCTGTTCCCGGTGGATGCGGTCGCGGATTTCGTAGGCGGTGGGGCCTCGGCCGGTGCGGTGCGTCCGGTATCCGGCCACGCCGATCCAGGCTAGGGCGAGTGCGGACAGCACGGTGATGACGGCGAGCCCGGCCGCGAACACGTGGGCGGTCACCAGGTGCGCACCGCGTCCGGCAGGGGCCAGCGGTGCCGGTGCGGCCACGCTTGTTCGGGGCGGGCGATGACCATTTCGGCCTGCTCGGTGATCGCGCGGCGGTGCGACCAAATGTGTTCGGCGGTGGGCGCGATCACCACCTGTGCGTGGACGGTGTGCATGCGTTCGAGCAGCACCAGCAGCGGCATGAACTCCTTGAGTTCGGCGATGTAGATTTCGGCGAGGTCGAGGCCGCGGCGCTGCGCGCACGCCTCGATCAGTGCCCGCAGCTGGTCGGTGTCGCGTCCAGCGTGCTCCTGGCGGATATATCCGATAGCGGTCGTCAACGTGGTTCCCCTCCGTATCGTGTGGTTGGTGGGCGCCCGACGCCGAGGGCCTCCCCTGTGGGTTGGTCGCTGGAATGCTGGCGGGGGTGGCGCGCCCCGGCGTCGGGGCTGTCGGGGACGTTACGGCTGGATGAAAGGCCGAATGTACGAAGAATGTTCGATGGTTTTCGGGGTAGGTTGTGGGCGTGACTCGCAATGCCGGGAAGGTTGACCCAGCACAGAACCATGTCGGCGCGGCCATCGCGAAGTATCGGCGGATGCGGGGGTTGACGCAGCACCAGCTGGCGGCTGCCGCGCACGTGTCGCGGTCGATGCTGGCGCAGGTGGAGACCGGTAAGGCGCAGGCGTCGACGGTGTGGATCGGGTCGATCGCGAACGCGTTGCGCGTGGATTCCTCGCGCCTGTACGGGACCGGCAGCGAACCCGAGCAGCTGGTGGATGTGCTGCCGGTGTTGCGCCGGTCGCTGGCCGCGGTCGACCTGATGGACGATATCGAGCCGGCCCCGCTCGAGCAGCTTCAGGTGATGGTCGCCGAGGTGTCGGCGTGGCGGCGTGACGCCAAGTACAGCAAGATCACCGCGGTGCTGCCGGACCTGGTGGATCAGCTGCTGGTGTCCGGGCGTGAGGCGGGCCGTCCGGCGTACACGCTGCTGGTGGACGCCTACCGGGCGGCGAACACCGTCGCGCACAAGCTCGGATACTCCGATCTGTCGATGACGGCGACCGAGCGGATGGTGTGGGCGGCGCAGCAGTCCGGTGACCCGCTGCTGCTGTCCACCGTCCACTACGTGCAGGCGGCGACGCTGTCGCGGATCGGCGCCGACCGGAAAGCCCTTCGGCTGCTGGCGCGTTCGATGTCGGACATCGAGCCGCTGGCCGACGAAGACGCTACCGCGGGCGCGGTGTATTCGATCCTGCACATGCGGGCCGGGACGATCGCGGCGGCGGCCGGGGAAGGCGACACCGCGCGCTCGCACCTGGCCGAGGCTGAGCAGCTGGCCCGCCACATCGGCGACCGCGTCGTCTACAACACCCCGGTGGGGCCGACGAACGTGAAGCTGTATCAGGTGTGCGCGGAGGCTGATCTGGGGGAGCCGGGCCGCGCGATCGAGATAGCGAAGACCACGCGGATGCCGAGCGGTTTCCCGGCCGAGCGCAGGTCGTATTTCTGGGTGGACACCGCGCGCGCGTTCCTGGCGGCGGGCCAGCTGGACGCGGCGATGGCGGCGTTGCAGGAGTCGCGGTTGGCCTCGGCGGAGCACTTCCGGTCCTCGCGTGCGGTGCGGTCCACCATCGAGACGCTGGCGACGCAGCAGCGGCGACCCAGTGAGACGCTGCGGAGTCTCGCGCACGCCGCCGGCCTGGACGCGCTGCTGGTCTAGGGGCTGATGTCCCGCATCACCGAGCGCAGCACCTCGGCCAGTTCGTGGAGGCGTTTCGCGGGAATGTAGGTGCCCCGTAGAGAGGTTCGGTCCAGCTCGGCGGCGACCGCCTCGAGGCGTTGGGTCGGTGTCGGGGGCGCGGGTGCCGTCATGGCTGGTGCCTACCACATGCCACCGACAAGCGGTGTTGCCCCCGCGCCCCATCCCCCCAGGGCGCGGGGGTTGCGGGGTTAGCGGGGCAGGTGCTTGGACTTGGACGGGTCGGGATCGGGCACGTCGTCGTGGTGGTCATCCCCACCGCCACCCTCGCAGAGCGGGCACCACGAGCGAGCGTGCCATTGCGTCGCCCCGAGTTCGAGCCCGACCACGACCGCCAACGCGAACGACACCGGGATGAGCGGGCCGCTGCCGGCGATGATGTTCCACACCAGCGTGAGGACGAGGCACACGAACGCCAGCGGGAACAGCACTGCGAGCACGGCGCACCAGCGGTGATAGCGGCGTCCCGCGTCTCGGCTGTGCTGGGTGGGGCCCTCGAGCGGGTACCGGTCGAAGCACGTGCCGTGGCAGCGCTGCCGCGACAGGTGGCCCAGTGCCAGCGCGATGATGGGGAGGGTGCCGAGGTTGACCAGGGTGACCCACCCTGATCCGAACAGGGGCGTCACCACGTACAGGACGGCGCTGAGCAGGAACAGGGCGGGCAGTGCCCGGTAGGCGAGACAGGAGATGGACAAGGCGGGGGCCTCCTCGCGGTAGCGGATGAAAAGGGGGGAAGCGCCCCGCCAGGGTGTGGCGGGGCGCTCGGCGTCACTCGGCGGTGACGGGCTCTGCGGGTCGGGCTCCATCGGTCAACGCCCATTCGATCTGGTCGATGGCCTGCTGTGCGTGCTCGAGGGAGAAGACGGCGACCCGGCCGTCCGGGGTGTCCAGGCACCACAGGCCGTAGCGGGGGGTGCCGGGCAGGTAGCGGCTGACGGTGTACCGGTGGTTGCAGGCGTGCCACACCTGGGTGGACAGGGTCGGCCGCAGCCTGGTCGCGTCGTGGGTGATGACGTCGCGGACGGTGGGGGCGGCACCGTCGAAGGTGGCCGCGAACGCGTCCTGGGCGGCGTCGTGCAGGCGTTCGAGGACGGCGCGCGTGTCGTCCCAGGCCGCCCAGGGCGGAGTGAAGTAGGTGGGTTCATCGGCCAGGTGCGCCGCGAGCGCGTCATCGCTCGCGGCGACGAGGTGCGCGGCGGCGATCTGGGCGGGGGTGTAGGCGGTCATGTCCGGTCCTTCCGGGGCGGGTGGGGCTTGGTCCCCAGGGCAAGGGCCGCCGCGGGGTGGCGGCGGCGGTCCGTCGTGCGGGGGGTGGGGGCCCGCCCCGTGGTGAGGCGGGCCGGTGGGTCAGGCGACCTCGGCGGGGGCGTCGGCCCAGAGGCAGACGGTGACCCGCTCGCCGGTGCGGGTGTCGCGCCAGGTGGTGCACTCCTCGTGCCCGCAGGTGGGGCGGGGGTCGGTGGTGAGGGTGGGGGTCCACTGGTCGGTCATGTCCGGCTCCTTCCGGGTGGGTGAGGGCTTGTCCCTCTGACATCACTAACTATACACACACACGCGCAGTCGTGCAAGGGGTTATTCCAGATCCCCCCGAGCCAGCAGTCCGGTCACCTGCGACGCCGCCAACGCCAGCCCCGGCGCCCACCACCACGGCACGCCGGCCGCCCACGCTGCGGGCAGCGCCAGCGCGGCGGCGACCCACACCGACATGCACCACGGGCAGAACATCAGGAACGTCACCGCCGACTCACCGCCGCGCCGGGCGAGCACGGCATCCCGCAGCGGGGCGGTGAGCTTGTCGGTGGTGATCAGGCGGGTGAGGCGGGCGACGGTGAGGGTGTAGACGACGAGAGCGACGACAGTGAGCATGGCGCGGACGGTAGAGACCGCCCGCGCAGCCCGAGTCAGCGTCGGCCCCAGCGGGCCATCTCCAGCAGCTCGACGTAGCGGGCCGCCGACACGGTGACCTCCACCGGCGTCGCGCCCCGGTAGGTGATCCGCTCGTCGCCGTCGCCGAGCGCGGCGATGGTCGCGGCCGCGTCGACGGCATCGGGCGAGGGCCGGTGTTCGAGGCAGTCGCAGGCGCTCACTGCGCAGGCGGCCGGGGCGGCACGGTGCCACGTCTCGGTGGTGATGTGGCCGCAGTCGCTGCACAGCTCGACGCGCTCGCCGGTGGGGGTGACCTCGCTGCGGTAGGCGGTGATCTCGATTTCCTGGCAGTCGCGGCGGATGAGCCGGAGCTTGGCGAGGTCGAGGCTCGGGGTCACGACGTACTCGTAACCGCGCCGCAGCGGGTCGCTGCCGGAGTAGGTGACGATGTCGCCGACGTGCAGCAGCTTGCCGGTGCGGCGCGGGCGCAGACGCTGGTTCATCAGCTCGGACAAGGGGATGGAAAGCATGTCCGGTCCTTCCGGTGGGTGGTGACGGCGTAGTCCGTCGTGCAAGGGAGGGGCCGCCCGGCGGGGGCGGCCCCTGGGTGGAATCAGGCGGCGGGGGCGATGAGGACCAGGCCGATCCCCTTGCTTCCGTAGTACGCGGCCAGCTCCTCGGCCTCGACGGCGTCGAAAGTCATGATGTCGTCGCGGCCGTCGAAGAAACGGAGGGTCCAGGCGGCGGTGGTCTCGATCGCGAGCGCGGCCAGCACGGCGTCGTCGCTGGCGGGGGTGATGGTGGTGTCGTTCATGTCCGGCTCCTCCGGTTCGGTGAGGGCTTCTCCCTCTGACACCTCTAACGATACACACACACGTGCAGGCGCGCAAGTGGTTCAGGAACCCAATCCGGACGGCATCTCACCCCAGCTACCGGTCCCGTCCGCCAACGTGACACCTCCACCGCCGGACAGCACGTCATAGGCGATCGTCGCGGCAGCCACCCGGTCGGGCTGGTGCTGACCCTCCTGCCAGCGGATCGCGTGCGCCTCCATCGTCGCCAGCCGGTGCCCGACCACCCGGCACCCGCCGGTGCCCACCGCGTGCCGCAGCCCTGCCGACCGCACCAGCGCGTTCCCGCTGGCGGTCCACGGCGTCACCAGGAACGGCGGCGCCGCGGGCACCCGCACCCCCTCGACGTGCCCCCCGCTGGCGGCGGCCTCCACCACCAGATCCTCGTACGCGCGGGCGATCATGGCCGCGTACGTCGTCGGCGCGCTGTATGCCTCGAACACCACCTCCGTCGCGCCGTAGGCCAGCGCCAGCAGGCACGCGCGCCGCGGCCACTGCACAGACGACATCTGCCCCGACGCGTCCTCGGACAGGACCACCGTGCCGTCCCCCGCGAGCCCGGCCGCGATGAGGCCGGCCTCATCGCCCTTGCCGGTCTCGGCCGGGTCGATCGCGACCAGGCGCCGGTACAAGGCCGGCTCAGCGGCGAGCCGGTAGGTGTCGAACCAGGCTTGGGAGAACAACGCGCCGCCGAGCGGGTACGGGCTGCCGAGATACAGGGCACTCCACACGCGCGGACCCACGGCGCGTTCGATGCGCCGCCAGTCCTCGACGGTGCGCCCGCGCGCGGACACCAGCGGCTCGCCCTCGGGCCGGCCGAGCGCGTCGGGCACACCGCGGGTCGCGACGGCGGGGATGTTGATGTGCGTCCATTCCCGCTCGGCGGGGGGGAGCTTGGCGTCCTCGGCGAGCAGGAACCCCGCCAGGTCGTTTTCGTGCCAGCGGGTTTGGATCAGGATGATCGGCGCGCCCGGCGCGAGGCGGGTGGTGAGGTCACCTTGGAATCCGGCGATCACCTTGGCGCGCTCGGTGGGGGAGTCGGCGGCGGCCATGCCCTTGAGCGGGTCGTCGATGACGAGCATGTCGCAGGGGCGGCCGGTGATCGTGCCGCCCATGCCGACCGCGACGACACCGCCCCGGTGGCCCCTGATCTGCCAGTTGCCCGCGGCGAACCGGTCGCTGGCCAGCGCCAGGCCGAGGCGGTCGGGAAGCGGTACCCCGGTCAGGGGGTCGCGGGCGCCGGTGCCGTAGGCGGTGATGATGTTGCGGGCGGTCTGGGCCGCTTGCCGTGCCAGGTCTTCGGAGTAGGAGGCGAGCAGGATACGGGTGTCGGGGTTGCGCTGGAGCTGGCGCAGCACCGTCCACACCGAAACGAGTGTGCTCTTGCCCTCCTGCGGCGGGCACGTGATCAGCAGCCGCGCACCGCGGGTTGTGGTGGCCTGCTCGAGGTGTTCGGCGATCAGCTCGATCGCGGGGGTGATGTTGTATCCGGGGTCTATCTGCCGCGCGAGTTCGGCCGGGTTCGCGCACGCGGTCAGCGCGGCGCGCCGGGTCATGGCCTGTCGGGCCCAGGCGGTGAACGCCGCCCGCTGCTGCTCAGGTAGGCGGGCGGCGCGCTCCCAGATATCGGTCACCGGGCACCTACTCGATGTCTTCCGGGTAACGCGGCACGATGTTGCCGGCGGCGCGGCGGGCGGCGGCGACGATGCTCAGCCACAGGCCGGGCAGCGGTTCGGTGTCGGATGGTCCGCGCCAGACGCGCACGATGTGGGGGCCGGCGACGGTGGCTGCTTCCTCGGCGAGCTTCTGCACGCGGTCATCGAACTCGCTGCGTAGGCGGTCTACGTCGTTCCATACGCCATCGGGGATCGCGTCGCGGCCATTCTCCCACCGCTGGTAGGAGGTGACTTTGACCCTGAGCACGGCGGCCATTTCCTCGCGGCTGAGCCCGAGCTCGGTTCGGGCGAGCAGCATTTCCGCGCCGCGGCCGTACTCGTACGCCATATCGTCCCTTTCGGCCAGCACCCCCGCCAGGGTTGGGGGGTGGTGGCCCCAATGGTGGCACGCGGGAGCGCGCCGCCACTGGGGCAGGGACGCCGCTGGGGCGGTCATGCCGCCACGTGGTGGACGTAGAGCAGCCAGTACGGGGACACGCGGACGGTCATGTCCTCGGTGAGGTCGGCGGCGGTGGACTGGCGCACCACCTCGACGGCGTCGGCGGCGCAGTCGCCGCACACCATCTGCTCGGTCTGGCCGTCCTCGGTGTCGACCCAGGTGACCGACGCGGCAGCGGGGTGGGTGCAGCCGTCGTGCTCGCACCACGAGCCGGTGAAGTAGTCGCCGGTCTCGACGGTGATGGTGACGTCGGCGGCGGCCAGCTCGGAGAGGTTGAGGGCGGCGACGATGGTGGCGCGGGCGGGGGCGGTGCTGCGGGCGGTGTAGGTGGTCATGTCCGGCTCCTTCCGGGTGGGTGAGGGCTTCTCCCTCTGACACCCACAACTATACACACACACGTGCAGGCGCGCAAGGGGGTGCCCGCGCCAATGTGTAGCGGGCCGGGGTGCAACACCCCGGCCCGCCCGCGACCAGCTAGAACGGCCCCCAGTGCACGCCGCGATCCCACGCCGCCGACACCTGGTCCTCGGTGGCACCGGCCGCGCGAGCGGCCTGCTCGGCGGCGGCCTGCTCGGCGCTCGGCTCGCCGGTGTGGTCGCCGTCCTCGTAGGCGGCGCGCCACCGCGCGGCCACCCGCTGCACCTGCGACAGCGCCACCGCCAGCGCGACGGGATCGACATGGGTCAGGGTCTGCATGTCCGGCTCCTTCCGGGTGCGGCGAGGGCTCAATCCCTCGCCGGGGTGATCGGTTACAGCAGGGCCAGCGCCACCGCGCCAGCCGCGACGAGCAGCACCCACGCCACCCACACCACCAGCCCGGACCGGGGCGACAGCGGGGGAGGGGTTGCGCGGTGGCGGCCCGTCATGCGATCGAGGGATCGAGGCGGCGCGTCAGCTCGGCGATGTCGTCGGCCAGCCGCGCCCTGATCTCCGGGGTCAACGGGAAGTGCAGGTAGTAGTGCGCGGGAATGCGCGGCTGCCTGCGCTCCAGGTCTCGCGCCGTGTCGTGGGCTTCGACCTCCAGGGCGAAGGGGATAAAGACCAGCGGCTGGCGGGGCGGGATCACGATCCACCGCCAGTCCTTCCCGGTGCGGATGGGGGCGACGATCGACTTCGGTTTCACACCCCCACCCCCGTGGTGAGCACCCAGCCAAGCGGCCAGATCGCGAGCATCGTGAGGGAGGGCAGCAGCAAGGCGGCAGCAAAGCTGTCGGTGGCCCGACGTAGGGTTTTCAATTCCGGCTCCTTCCGGGTGGGTGAGGGCGCAATCCCTCGAACACCCCCTACTGTACACACACATGCATGGCTGGTCAACGGTATCGCTCCATCCCCGGCAGAACCGGCGTCGCCTCGTCTCGCTGCTGACGGCAGCTCACGCACAGCCGGTCACGCGGCACCGGAAAACCGGGGTCGAACGGGGCGCGGCAGACGCGGCAGTCCATCAGCACCCGCGGCCCATACCGGCCGACCCGGTACCGCGACGGGATCGGACGCCGGCCGGTCACGGCGGGCTGTCCTCGGTCGCCACCACCTCACCGTCAACCACATCACCCGGCGCGACGGCGGGCGGGTCTTGCATCAGCGCGGTGAACTCGGCCTTGAGCTGGTCGAGGGTGGCGGCGTCACCGGTGTTGAACTGCTGGTTCACGGTGATGCCCGGTCCGGCCAAGCCGTGGATGGTCAGCATGCGGCCGTAGGCGCGGTCAGCGACGCGGGCGCCCTTCTCGAATTGGTCGAGGTCGCCGACGCTGCGGCCCTCCAGCATCATCGCGATCCCGTGCCGCCACATCAGCTCGGCGCGGGCGGCCAGGCGGGGGCGCAGGTGCTCGGCCGACTCGGTGGCCGCGCGTTTGAACGCCGCGTTGACCGCGTATCGGGCCGCCGACCCGGACCCGTAGCCCAGCCGCTCGGCGATCTCGGCGTAGCTGAAGCCCTGCACCGACAGGTCCATCGCGGCCTGGTGGCGTGCCATCGTCGCCGGTGAGGTCACCGAGTTACCCGCGGACTTGCCCCGGCGCTTCTTCGCGCCCGGCTTCTTCGGTGTCGGCATCAGACGGCCCCGCCCCGGTAGCTGGTGTGGTTGCCCATGCGGGCAGGGTGCCAACCTGGGGTGAAGCCAGCACGTAGGCGATGAGCGCCGCGAACGCGGGAGCCTGCTCGGCGCGGCGCCGGTGCTCGGCCGTGGCCAGGTGCGCGGGGTCGGTCCGCGCGCAACGCCATTCCCGCGAGGGCATCAACACGCATTCGTCCTCGGCCAGCAGCTTCCAGTGCTCGCGGACGCGCAGTCCGCCCGCGAGGTACCGCCGCGCCGCCGACCGCTTCCAGGCGCGGAACTTCATGCGGGGGAAGTAGTACGGGGTGCGGGGCGTCTGTCCCCGGCTCACGATGCCCTCACTTCCTCGAGCAGGAGCCTGGACCGCGCGCCGGTCCAGGCCAGCCGGTCGGAGAAATCGGCCGAGCAGTACTTGCAGTTGCAACCGACCTCGTGCGTGCGCGGGTACGCGCCGCGGTCGGTGCACTCCTGGTACTTGTCCCACCACGCCACCGGGCTACACCTCCCGGGTGTTCACCGCGACCACCGCCACAGCAGCGCGCCGAGACCAGCGCCCCCGGCCACGATGCACGCGAACGCGGTTGCGACGGAGCCGATCAGCGGCGGCAGCACCGCCCACACCACCATCCACAGCACGGCCCCGGCGGTGATGCCGGCGAGCACGCACACGGGCAGCAGGGCGGCGAGCAGGAACGTGGTGGGCAGGGCGCGGCGGCGTGCCTGCGGGGGGTGGATGCGGGTGGGGGCGGCGGTCACCACGTCCACACCTCGAGCGGGGTGGTGTATCGGGGCGTGGGCTGTTCGAGGGTGCGGATGGGGTAGTGCATCAGCAGCTCGAGGAGGGCGAGCAGAGACATGGGTCAGTCCTTCTGGGGGTGGTTGGGATCAGCGGAAGTCGCGGGCCGGACGTGGTTTTCGATCCACGCCAGTGGGACGGGGCGCAGGCCGTGGGCGTCGACGCCGACGTGGATCTGACGGCCGCGGATCGGCAGGGGTGAGTGGGTGTGCCCGTGCAGAAGCCATTGCCCGGTGTCGGGCATCCGCCATTCGGGGTAGCGGATTTCGGGGGTGTGGTCGCCGTCCGGGTCGTCGCGGAATGGGAAGTGCGACAGCAGTACCCGGTGGCCGTTGATGCGGCGCACCGCGGTCTGCTGCACGCTGGCGAACGCCTCGAGGTACACGCGCTGTTCGCGGTGTGCTTCTCGGTGCATGGGGTGGCAGCCGTCGTGGTTGCCGGTGACCAGGTGCTTGATGCCGGGTCGGCCGAGGATCCATTGCAGGGCGGCGGCTTCGGCGCGGTGGCCGCCGAGGGAGATGTCGCCGAGCACCCACACCTGATCGCGGGGGCCGATGAGGCGGTCCCAGGACTCGGCCAACGCTTGGTCGTGGTCGGCGACGTCACGGAACGCGCGCGACCGCGCGACGTTGGTGTGGCCGATGTGCAGGTCGCTGGTGAACCACACCGCGCTCACGGCCGGGCTCCGCTGGGGTGCGGGTGCTCTGCGAGCAGGCGGGTCGCTTCGTCCAGGCGCTGGTATTTCTCGGCCGTGGTGTGCCCGTCCCACGTGTTGGTGGCGTGGGGGACGTGCGCGAACAGGTCCATGTCGTGTTCGGCGATGTGCCAGCAGGCTTGGCCGGTGGCGAGTTCGATGGTGACGACGGGCCAGTCCGGGGCCAGCGGGTCGGTGGAGATGGTGGCCGGGTAGATGGCGGCCAGGTGCGCGATGAGGTGAGCGCGTTCGCGGTACAGCTCGATGCTCATGCGGTGCGCTCCGCTTCGATCGTGTCAGACAACGGCATTCCCTTCTGGTGTGGTGATCGGGACGGTCGGCACGCGCAGGTAGCGGGCGCCGGTGGTGCGGGCGATGTGCTGGACGAGGTCGACCAGCGGGCCGGTGGGGTCGGTGTCGTCGCGGGCGTCGTTCCAGGCGCAGCGCACGGCCCCGGAGGCGTCGGCGGTGATCGCGACCGTCCGCGGTGTGGGGGAGGCGATTTCGGCGCGCAGGGTGTAGGCGACGATCGGGCCGCTGCGGCGGGGCGCGTGGTGGTGGTCGAGCGCGGCGGCGACGGCGTGCTCGAGGACGGTCGGCCATTCGTCGGCGGGGCAGTCGAGGCCGATGGAGAACGCCGTCGCGAGGGTGTGTCCGTCGAACTCCCAGCCGACGAGCCGACCACGGTGGTCGGGGCCGGCGTCGAGGACCGCGCGGTTGAGCTGGTCGAGGCTGTCGGCGCGGGTTGCGGTCGGGGTGGTCACGCTGCCTCGCTCGCGGTCTTGATGTAGCGGTCGTGCAGGACGAGCGACCCGGCGACGGCGACGTTGAGCGACCACGGGACCGGCGCGGGGATCTGCACCAGGTGGTGGCACTGGTCGAGGATGTCGGCGGGGATGCCGCGGTCCTCGGCGCCGAGGAGGTACAGGGCTCGGTCGGGGTGCCGGAATCGGGTGAGTGGTGTGGCTCGCTCGTCCAGCTCGACGCCGACCAGCTCGCACCCGTAGGGCAGGTGGTCGAGCAAGTCGGGCATGTCGTGGAACTTGATCAGCGGCATGCTGTTGTGTGTCTTGCTGGTGTCGCTGGACTGGTACTCGTAGCGGCGTGGGCCGACCGTGGCGATGAGGGTCGCGCGGTAGGCGGTGGCGCTGCGCCAGAGGGTGCCGACGTTGGCGCTGGTCTTGGGGTGGTAGACGGCGACGCCGAAGAACCCTGTCATTTGTCGCCCTCGCGGGGCGTGCGGGCGGCGAGGACGCTGCCGATGACGGCGAGGGCCTGGCGCTCGGTGAAACCGGCCTGGGTCAGCGCGGTGAAGACGTCGAACGTGGTGGTGGCGAACTGGCGGGCGTTCGCGCTGGGTTCGATGTTGCGGGCGTCGCCGGGTCGGAAGTGGTCGGGGTTCATAAGGTTTCCCTTCGGGTCGGGGATGGAGTACTCGGGTGCGGTGCAGTGCTCGGCGGGTTCTTGGTCAGGTGCCAGTGCCCGCACGGGCACAGGTAGGCGCGGGAGGGGAGGCGGGAGCCGGGGCGGCCGCGCTGCCAGATGGTCGAGAGGCTGGTTTCGGCCGCTTCGCGGGTGCGGAACTTGCGTTTGCCCTTGGACGGGCAGGCGGGGCGGGGTGGGGCGGTCGCGTGGGCGATGTGCCGCTCCACGCCCCTGACGGCGTGCTTGCGTTTCCGCACGGACATGGTCTCGAACCCGCACGCGCACTTGCCGATGAACACCCCGCCGAACGGGCGGCGGACCTCGGCGAGTTCGTGTGTGTCGGGCATTGGTCAGTAGTCGTCTTCGGTGGGGAATTCGCCGCGCTCGTCGCACCAGCGGCAGCCGTTGCCGTTGCAGAACTGGCACAGCGCCCAACGCAGGCGATGGAGGCGGCGGGTCACTGAGTGGCCTCGTGGTGGCACTCGCAGCGGTGGCCGCCGGGGCAGGCGGACAGCACCGGCGTCGCGGCGATGGCGTCGAGAGCGGCGGCCACGGCGGCGGCGTGGACGACGGTCACCACGTCGGCGACGACCCAATCGGCCGAGAGCATTTCGCCGATGGCCGCGGCCACCTGGTCGGCGGCCGCGTACCGGTGCGGGTCGTGGGGGATGACGAGCGTGCGCGTGGTGTCGTCGGCGCATCGGCGCACGGTGACGATGAACTGTGCGGGGGTGAGGGGTTGCGACAAATTCCGGCTCCTTCCGGGTTGCGGTGAGGGCTCAATCCCTCGTGCTCAAGTCATACGATACACACCTAACTGACGTAGCGCAACGCGCTACAGGCATCGCCGCAAGGAGTCCGCGATCCCCCGAAGGACCGTTCCTAATCAGCGATTACGCGGGAAAACGGGTTCGTGCTCCGGGCAGCTCATCGGCAGCAGAGATACCGGACGGTACACACACATACGTCCTACTCGGCGGCCTGTCGTAGCTCTGCCTTGATCCGCTCCACGGTCCGCGTCGTCACCCCCAGCTGGTCGGCGATCTCCTGGGTGGACAGTCCGCGGGCGTCGAGCTCGGCGCATCGGAAACGCCTTTCGGCGGCGACCTGGGCGCGGGTCGGCGGCGCGGGCGGGCCCGACGCTGCGACCGTCACGCGCGGGTCGTCGATGTCGTAGCCCTCCCAATCCAGAGGCGCGGGTGTGCCGCTCTCGACGGCACGATTGCGTCGGCGAACGTCGGGGCCTGGCGTTGCCGACAGCTGTTCGTAAACGTCCCGGACCGCCGCCCACACTGTGTAGGAGATCGACAGGGTGTTTCTGTACGCGATGCTCCACAGCGATTTCGCCGGTACGCCGGTCTGTATCGCCAGCTGCGCCAGCGGCCAGCCCAGGGCCTGCAACGCGCACAGCCTGCGGGTCGCGCCGATCGCGAGGACGCGGCCCTGTCGCGGGTTCGGCGTGTGGCTGACCTCGAGCAGTGCCACAGCGAAGCGGGTCCGCATCGTCGTGCTTTCCCCGGCGAGGATCTGGCGTACCGATTCCTCGTGCATGCCGGCGTCGGCGGCGATGGAGCGCAGGGAGAGTCCCCAACCGTTGAGCTGCCGGAGGTGGGCGACGACGGGGGTGGTGTCGGTGTAGCCGGGTTGGCCCGGGTAGAGCATGGCGAGGGTGTAACGAGCCTTCTTCTGGCCGAGCGGCTTCCACTGGCTGCGGACCTTGTCGCTCATTTGCCACCATCCAGGGGGAACAGGGGGAGGGTGGAATCGGTGGGCCGGGCGCGGCGGGGGCGGCTGGTGGGGTGCATGACGATGACGGTGGGCGGGCACTCGACCCGGCGCGCCGCCGCGAGTTCCTCGATCAGCTGGCCGCGGGATTCCTTGAGCCGGTCGATTTCGGCGAGCAGGCGGGCGTGTTCGTGAGGGGTGATGTGCCCGGCGCGGGCGCGGCTCGTTGCCCGGGCGGCGTCGGCCTCCGTGGCGAGCAGGCGGGTGGTGAGCACAGCGACCGGTTCGGCGCGCACCATCTGCACGGTGCGGCGCGAGCAGCCCAGCCACGCGGCGATGGTGTCGGTGGTGACGCCGCGGTGGGTCAGGTGCGCGACCAGCCACGCTCGATCATGGGGCGTGAGGTGGCTGTGGTGGACCCGCCCGGCTATGGCGGCCTCCACCAGGTTCTCGTCAGGCTCCCAGTGGGGGGTGTGCAGCGGGACGACGGACACTCGGTCACCTCCTGGATCGGTCACGACGTGACTCCCGGTATCGGCGCAGGCACGGGGGTCGGGACAGCGGGACGGCGGCGGCGCCACCGGGACGTGCGGTTGTGGCGGCTGGACTTGGCGGCGAGTTCGGCGCGGATCGCGGACATGGCGGCGAGCCGGGCGGTTTCGCTGCGGTGGTCGCACTCGCGGCCATCGGGGCGGCGGCCCAGGTCGTCGCACTCGCGGCAGGCGGTGATGGCGTCGAGGTGGCGTTGCTGCTCCTGCGCGGCGCGCTCGGCCGCGAGCTGGCGCGCGGCTTCCTCCTGGCGGGCCTGCTCGGCGGCGGCCTGCTCGGCGTCGAACGCCTCCCGCTGGCGGCGGTACCAGCCGCACGGCCCGCACGGCTCCGGTGTGCCGTGCGGGTGGGCGGGGCAAACACTGGGGGGTGCCGAGCCGTCACCGCCCGCGACGGGCGCGCTCGTGGTGACCGGCTCTCTGGTTCCCTCCTTCTCTCGATAGCTCTCGATCAACACCCGGACCCCCTCGTCACCGGTGACGAGGGGGGTGGCCGTGTCGGTGCTGGTGGCCGCCGCTGTCGTGGCCACGGGCGGCGCGGTCTCCACGGTCTGCGCGGTGGTGGTCCCCGTCGTCTCCTGTGACGAGGGCCCCTCGTCGTTGATGACGAGGGGGGTGGGGGTGTCGATGCTGGTCAGCAGCTCCGGCAGCGGCTGCCACAGCAACAGGTACTCGTTGGAGGATTGGCCGCCGTCCGCGCGGCGCCGGGGCCGCGACACCAGCGCGCCCAGCCGCCGCAACTCCCGCAACGCGCGGTCCACGGCGGACAACGACATGCCGATCAGCGCCGCGATGGTCCGGCGTTTCGGGAACCCCCGCCGGGTTCTGCTGTTGATGTGGCGGGCGATGGCCGCCCACACCTTCATCGCGGTCGCGGATATGCCGGCGTCGAGTAGCCAGGTCGGCACCTGCGCGAAGCGGGTGCCCTTGGGCCGCGCGCTGGCGGCTTCCCACAGGTGATCCGGCAGGTGGCCGGGCACAGGATCGGTCATGGGGTGCTCCGTTCCGGGACGGTCCCGGTGTAGTGACGGCTGGTCCGTCGTGCGGGTGGGGATGAGGGTGGCGCGCGACGAGGGGGCCGCGCGGTGCGGCCCCCTCGTCATGCGGCCTCTACTTCGTGGATGTGGCCGTTGTCGTCCAGCTGGACCCAGCGGCCCCATAGCCAGACAGGTGTAGCGGCAGACTGCTCACCGTGGCGTAGCCAGAACCCGAGCATGTGCGCCGCCCCGGGGTTGGCCTCGACCCAACCATGACAGGAACCGCACAGGTGCAACAGGTTGCTCAGGCTGTTGTCCACGCCCTGCGAGCGGTGGCGCCGATGATGAATCTCGCCGTGGTCCCACACCAGCGAGGAACCGCAGCGCTCGCAACGCATGTGGGACCGGGCGTGCACGGCCTGGCGGGTGGACTGCGAAGGATCACTCCTGCTGCTGTTGTTGCGCGGCCGCATTCGGGTGCCGACCTGTCGGAGTCGGCGGCTGACCCCGGATGCGTCGATGCCGTACCGCTTGCCGATCTCCACCGTCGACATGCCAGCTTCGTACAGCTCGCGCATCTCCCTGCTGACCGCCGCACGCGCGGCCCTGCGGGCCGCTGCGCGTTCCGCCTTCTCCATCGCCTCGCGTGAGCGGTACGGCCCGTACGAGCGCGTGGCGTGCTCGCCGTGGTGCTTGGCGTGCTCGTGCTTGGTCATCGGTTGAAGGTTCTCGGGCCGGTTGTCGTCCTTGACGCCGTTGACGTGGTGCACTTCCTCGGCGTCTGTGACCACGCCATCCACCACGCGATGCTCGTACACCTCGACGTACTGGTTCGTGCCGATCCTCCAGCGCAGGCGGATGTAGCCCCGCTGGTGCGGGTACCGCGCCGGTTCCCCGTCCGGCACCCGCTCACCAGATTTCAGCTGCCGAATCACCATTCCCCCCTGCCCGCGACCGCGTACTGAGATCGCACGGACGCGCCGACCGATTGCAGCGCGCGTAGTTCGGCCTCCCGCGCCTTGGCGCGCCGGTCGGCGTACTTGTAGGCGGCATCGGCCACGTCGCGCTGCTCGCGCTCGGTGTAGGTCGCCAGCTCTGCGGCGTACTTCTTTTCGTGCGATGGCCCCTTGTGCTCCATGTACGCGCGGGCAAACGCTCGGTCGTAATCCCGGTCCGCGCGTAGGAACGTCGCGTAGGCGTCGGCGCACTCGGTCACCGACTTGGCGATGTCGTTCGCCGCGTCACGGATGGCGCGTTCGACCTGCACCGGGTTGAACGCTTCGGTGCTCCTACTCACCGGCGGGCCCCTCGCTGCCGTCGTGGGCGCTGCTCGTGGTGCGGTACTGCTCGGCCAGCGCGCGGATCGGGCCCGGGTCGGTGGCGTCGCGGATGTGAATCCTGTGCTGGGCGAAGAAGTCGGCACCGGCCTTGTGGCGGTCGATGCCGAGCTGGTCACACAGCTCGGCCAGTTCCTCGCGGGCGGCGTCGGCCTCCGGGTTGCGCGCGACGCGCTCGTGGCTGGCCGCGTCGGGGTCGGGCTGGCGGGTGGGGATCGTCAATCCCTGGAGCAGGAACGTGCGGTAGGCGACGGACTGGGCTTTCGGGGTGGCCTTGTCGCCGGAGTCGGCGGCCTCCCCGTACGCGCCGCCCACGAGCGTGTCCCCGGCCGGGCCGATCACCGTGTACTCCATGTGCACGATCACGTTGCGCATGGCGGTGCCCCGCGTGGTGACGTAGCGCTCGGTCTGGATCGACAGCGGGCGCGGGATGATCACAACCCCGTGGCGGCGCAGCACCGGCCCGACCCTGTTCAGTACGGCGTCGATGCCCCGGAAGTCGAATCCCTGATCGGCGTTGCGGTCTCGCTTCTCGATGACCTGCACCTCACCCATCACCCGCGAAAATGCCTCGTACACGCCGACCTTCGGCGGGTCGGGCAGCGGTTCGGTGGTTTCGATGGCCTCACTCACCGGCAGCCTCCAGCTCTGCGAGGGCGGGGATGGCGGCCAGCAGCTCCGCGACCACCGCGCGGGCGTGCCCGGTGGGCCGCACCTGCAAGGTGGGGCGCGGCATGTACCGCTCGGTGCCGGGCACGTCCTCGACGGCGGCCCGGTCCAGCGCCCTTTCCTGAATCTCGACCGGCACGGACCGGTGCACGGTCAGCAGGTGCGGGGCGTGCTCGGCGAGCACGGCCGCGACCTCGGCCGGGTCGCCGAACTCCGGCCAGGTCTCCACCTGGTCGGGGTAGTTCAGGCGGCACCACCGCTCGAACGCCTCCCGGTCCACCACCTGCGCCTGCGGTCTCGGGTTCGTCATCGACACCGTGCCCAGCGTGCGGGTGGTGTCGCGCGGGTCGAACGCGGTCAGCTTGGAGCCGCGCGACAGCCGCCGGTTCAGCTCGGCCCGGTAGGTCTTGGCCTGCTCACCGACCGACTTCTCCGCAGCGGCGAGCACAGCGGCCCGCATCACCAGTGAGTCGGTGTCGATGTCATCGAGTGCGGACATGGTTTCTCCTCGGGTCATAGGGGTTGGGGGCCGGTGTCGCGGCCGTCGAATGCCAGCTCCCACACCCACGCCGGATACGAATTGACCTCGCCGAAAAGGGCGTGCTGCACCTTGACGGGCTTGATCCCGCGTGTCTTGGCGATGGCGGATGCTTGGCGGCCGACGCTGTTGAGGAACCTGGTCGAGGTGTTCTCGATGCGGTGCAGGCGTGCGTAGCCGAGCGCGGTGAACCAGTCGTGGCGTCCCTCGATCGAGTCCAGGCGCGCATCGGTCTTGGCCGCGATCGCCTTGGCTTCCTCGGCGGTACGCTGCGCGGCCTCGAGCTGGTCGATCTGCGCGCGCATCAGGTCGAACATCGACGCGTCGCGTGCGACCTCGGCGGCGCGGGTCTGGGTCGCGAAATAGGCCTGCGCGGCGGCGACCTCGGGCTTGTTCGGGTCGCCGTTCATCGCCACCAGGTAGGCGGCGAAACGGGACAGCTCGACGTCGAACTGTGCCGGGCCGCGCCCCCGCGAAACTTTGCGGGATCCCGCAAAGTGGCTGGTCACGTCGTGGCCTTGGTTCACCGCGGATTGCTTGGCCCGCTCCAATGGCACGAGGAAGTTCCGCCACGACGAGTAGCCCATGAGCGGCATCAGGTCACGCGCCGACCAGAACTCGACGCCACCGGCGCGGGTCCGGCGGATGGCGTCGAACGGCGACCCGGCCAGGGCGGGGGAGCTCACGCGGTCCTCCGATTGGCGGCGCACTCCCGCTCGACCTGCCGCTCGGACGGCAGCGACCGGAAGAACTGCGCCAGCGACTCGGGATCGATGAGGATCTGCGAGCCGAGATACCGCGCGGCGATCTGGTTCTCGCGAACGAGTTTGCGGATGGTCCACTCGCTCATGCCCGTGGCCGCCGCCGCCTGGCGCACGTTGTAGCTGATCTGATGGGGGAGTCCGTCAGCCTGCACGGCGGTCCCCCTTCCCCTCCACCGGGAGAGATTCGAGGAAGATGTGCGGCTCCACGCCGAGCGCTGAGGCGAGCGCGAGGATTTGCCCCACCTTCGCGTCGCGCTCGCCGCGTTCCAGCCGCGCCACGGAATTGACGTGAAGTCCAGCACGTTCGGCAAGCTCTGCCTGAGTCAGCTTGCGCCGTGCCCGCGCCGCCCGAAGCTCAGCCGCGATGTGCTGAGCCGATGCTGAATTGCCCATGTCAGGGAGCCTAGCGCCCCATCTGGGGTTATCGCAACCCTGTCCAGGGGAGTAAAAACCCTAGGTGACCTGGCGATAACTCCGCTGATGCTCGGCCGATGCAGGTTCCCCGCGAGTAACGTCACGCTTGCCTACCAGCGCGCGCGGGTGCCAGACTCCCCCGTATGGGTGTCGGAAAACCCCGATCGGGGAGTGATGCTGTAGAGGCTGCCAACGCCGCCGTGGCGGCTCATCTCCGCGCGGAACGCGCACGGGCAGACATGAAGCAAACGGAGCTCGCCGAAGCGGCCCACCTCGCAGTCAATACAATCCGGCGCCTCGAAAGCGGCGAGCGGAAAATGACGCTCGAGCAATTAGTGCTGATCGCCGAAGCGCTCGGCGTGACCCCTGGCGAATTCCTCGACGCCGCTCAATCGGCGTTCCGAAAGCGCCAGGGCCAGTAGGCAGCTCGCCGGCATATCCCAGTCGGTCGCCGCGGTGATGAGTTCGGCGGCCGTGATGTCGGCCGGGCCGCGGCCGCTCAATTGCCGGGCCGCCTTGTGGAATCGGGCATGATGCGTTGAGGCGTGCGGGTGTGCTGGATGGTCGCCGCTATCGGTCATTCGCTCGAACCTCCCCCTGTCCGCGCCTGTCGTCTCGCGCCCCTGCTAGCCGATGCCACCCCATCGCTACCACCCTCTCCGCAACCAACCTGCTATCGAACATACATTCGAACGGATTCGAACGGAAGGGGAGCCCAATGGAAGTATCCGCGCAGACAGGCGGCATGGAACGCCCCAGAACCGGTCCCCCGACGACCGGCCCGTACCGAATCCCCTTGTTAACCAAGGGTTGTCACTGCCGCCGATCATAGAACCAGCTGTCCGGTTTAGAACAGGTTTTCCGGGGTATTCATCCTATTTTTCGGGCTGTGACATCTCACCAAGGTCGAGCAGCCCGTGGAGATTGCCCAGCGCTTTCCGCGCCAGCGCCAAGTCCACCCGCTGATACCCCCGCGTCGTCACCACCGACGCATGCCCCAGGATCGCCTGAATCACCCGCGCATCCACACCAGCCTCCAGCAGCAGCGTCGCCGTCGTCCCCCGCATCGCATGCACATCCACCGGCTCGCTGATCCCCGCCCGCTGCTGCGCCTTCTTCCACCCCTTCCGGTCCAGCACATCCGAAATCGGCTTCACCCCCTGCCCGCGAGCGCCCTGCGCCACCCACACCAGACCCCACGGATTCGGCTGCCACGTCTCCCGATACACCTCGAGGATCGCAGCCAGCGGCTCCGGCAACGGAATCACCCGCTGCGACGCCGAGGTCTTCGGCCGCGTCAGCGCCGCACCCCGCCACAACGGCACGTGCTCGAAACCCGCCGGGACGTCGAACCGCTTCGGGTCGTCCGGCTCGGCGCCCTTCTTCAACGGCAACCACTCCAGCTGCCACGCCAGATCCAGCGAACCATCCTCGAGAAACACCCGATCCCACTGCAACCCCAACAGCTCACCCTGCCGGCCGCCGAGCATCAGCCCCGCCGCCCACCGGGTCACCAGCGGGTCCGGCTCACGCAGCGCCGACAGCAGCACCGCGCGGGCCTGCTCGGAAGTCAACGCGCCGTGCGACTCCGACAACACCTGCGGCCGCGTCACCAACTCGGCCACGTTGCGGTGCGCCTTCCCCTCCGACACCGCATCACCCAACGCCGCCGAAAGCACGTTGTGCGCCTCCTCGACACTCCGCGTCGAGTACGGATGTTGCTGCCCATTCCTCGTATACGTCGAGGACAGGATGTGCTTGTGCATGTGCCGCACATGCTGCGGCTCCAGCTGGGACAGCTTGCGCGTCCCGATCGCCGGCACGATCCGGGTTCTGATCGCGGACCGATAGGACTTGAGCAGGTGGGGGCGCACCTTCCCCGGCGCGATCTCCGTACTCCAGTGCTCCAGCCACTCGGCCACAGTCAGCTGCTGATCGAGCTGCCTCATCCCCTTGGCCAGGTCGGCTTTCAGCTGCGCGAGCTTCTTCACCACGGTGGCGCGGTCCTTGGAATACACCGGCTTGGACCGCGCCCGGCCGCCCCCTGGGGGAGGCTCGAGTTCGAGCTGTCCCACCCACATGCCATCACCGCGCTGGAAAATCGACCCCTCGCCCGGCATGCGCCGCGGCTTGGGCCGCTCCCGCTCGAGCTGTTTGAGGGTGCGTTTCACCGCGGCGACCCGCTTGGTCAGCTCGGCCTTGGTGTCGGCCTCGACCACGATCGTCTCGAACCACCGGCCCTCGCGCAGCTCCAT